AAAGTTTTATGACACTAGAAATAGTCATAATTAAAATAGCTCTCATGTGTGGTGTGTGATTGTGTGTAGTTTTGGTTAAACCCTCAGGTAAAATCTGGGGGTTTTTTATTAGTAAAAAAAAGACGCCACTAAGAATAGCAGCGTCTAACTATTAAACTACAAACAAAACATACTACTTTTTGTTATACTGATTAGCTCCGTAACCTATAGTTACTGCTACAGATATAACGTATAATGCTCTTTCATACCATTCCCACATAGTTGGGTTATACTTATTGATAATGAATGCAAATGGTAGATACAAACCTACTAATAAAAGTGATAAGTTGATTAGAATATCTCTATAAATTTTTGAGTTCATAACTAAAATGGTAATTTTTTATCTGTTGGTTTGTAATCACCTGCTTTAAATGTGTCCATTTCACAATAGAAATCACTTTGTTCAGGTCCTGCGTTCTTTTTGTCTTTGATAAGGATAGAACACCATCCTTTGTTAGATGCTGCGAACTCGTTTAGTTTCTTTAAGTCCTCTGGACCGAATGATACTTTTCTGAATGATCCGTAAGCTGATCTAAGCGTAAAACATCTTCCTAAGAAGTTCTCTTTTTGTGTTGCCATGATATTTGTTTTGGTTTATAAACTATTTTTAATTCCTTCTTTGAATTTCTCTAAGTATAATACAGCGTCCATAAGCTCCTGCTGTAAATGCTCAGCCCATTCTTTTGTGTTTAAGTCAGTCCTGTCAAGATTAGTTCCGTATTTAGTAAAGCCTACATTAGCTCTATCTTTATACTTAGTAATCACAGACTCGACTATGGTGTCGTACTTATTCTCCATATCCTTTATATTTTCTTACTTGTTCTTTAAGTTGTGCTCTCCATTTGATGTCTACTGTACCATCGTTTAAGATGTCTTCTACTAACTTAATAGTTTCAGCAGTTACAAACTGATTTTCTTTAGGAACTACAGTAACTTTGACTTCTTTCTTAGTAGTCTTAGATACTTTTTGATCTTTGTTTTCTAAATCTAGATTTTCCATTATTTTAATATTTTAATTCTTTGTTCTAAACATTCTCTGTATGTTTTCATTGCATGAAACTGAATAAGCAATAAAGATTTCATATTTTCTTCAAAGCTATCAAATAAAGTTGATTGAAAAACTGCTTCCAACTTTGACAACTTTTCTTCAAGTTGTTCTTGCTCTATTAAGAGTCTTACTACATGTGGTTCCATAGTTTTTGTTTTTGGTTGTGAAATTGGTGGTGGAGTTGGAATTGATTTTCTACATCCAAAATCTCCTAAAAATATAAACATAATTGTTGTTTAGCGTCCTTGACCACGATATGCTTTAGGTCTTGGACTATGTTTGTTATAAGATTTCTTTGCTCTTCCTTCTTTACGCTTCCCGAAATTCACTTTCGTACTCGTCCCAGATGCTGATTTTGCTTTCGCCATTGTCTAAAAATATTGTTAAATTAATTGTTCCGTCTGATACCTGTTGACATACAATAGATGTGCCACCGCACATACCTAAGTGAGTTAAGAAACTCATCTGTGATACACTAAGTCTATCACCTATAGCTTTAATCTCACAAGCAATGAACTGACCATAGTTCTTATGGTAACCTATGATGTCAGGCAAACCTTTCTTACCAATGAAAGACCTTCCTTTGACTGCTAGGTTATTATTCCTCCATACTTCATAACCTAAACTATCTAAATATTCTAGCATCATCTTGGTTAAGTCACTTGCTGTTTTGTATGTCATATAAACGAAATTACATTAATTAATCGAAACGGATCATCTCAACAGTTGGAACTTTTACATATCTTATGCCCTCAACTATCTTAGTTTTACCCCATTTAAAGTGTCTTCTTGCCTTAATTCTTAGCATCTCAGCCCTTATAAAGTAGATTCTGTCCTTAAGATCAAAGTTGATAGCAAAGAACTCTACTCTTGTATCTGCTATGCCACTAGGTTTACCATTATTCTCATATTCAAGCCACATATACTTCTGCTTTAGGGCTTTTGGCTGTTGTATAACGAGGATTTTTGTGTTCCTAGCAAACAATAACAACGCCTGGTAAGTACCATCAGCAGCCTTAGCTTGTTCTATATCGAACTTACGAGTATTCTTATAGTTCCTATTTAAGTCCACTTCTCTTAGGTAGTTTTAGTTTCTTAGCGTAAAAGTAAAGTGTTCTAGTGCCTATGCCAACGCCAACTGCTATATCTGTTATGTCGTTAAACCTTGCAGTATCATACCAAGCTTTAGTTATGATGCGTTCTTTCATGTTCTCTATGTTAAGGTCTTCGCCTTCTACATATTCCACTTCAGGGAATTTTTGGTCGATTAGTGTAATGTTTGTTTCCATTTTTATAGTTTATAGTCTTCAAATGTGGTTGTTTCTCCAATAAATCTAATAGGTATATTGCCTGTCTTGCCATGTCTGTTCTTTTCTACCTTAACAATAACTAGGTCGTCAGGATGGTATTCTTTACCACCTATTTCTACAGGTTCTTTCATTTCGTAGTAAGATGGTCGCATAAGCATAATAACAATGTCAGCGTCTTGTTCGATTGAACCAGATTCTCTAAGATCAGATAACATTGGTAGCTTGTCAGCCCTTTCCTCAACCTTTCTAGATAACTGCGATAAAGCAATAATTGGTACTTCCAACTCTTTAGCTAAGGCTTTAAGGCTTCTGCTTATAAAACTTACTTCCTGCTCTCGGTTTTGGTTTTGTTTGCCTTGTCCACTCATAAGCTGAAGATAGTCTAGGAATATTACCTTAATACCATATTTCTGCTTAAGAATAGTAGCCTTAGCTCTAAGTTGTGAGATACTAATTCCTCCAGTATCTTCTATGTAGATGGGTGCTTGGATTATCTTGTCATCTGTCTGTAAAAGTACCTTTCTTTCATAGTCGTTCAAATTATTCGTTCTAAGACGTTTTAAGGGCACTTGACTCGTTATTGACTCTAACCTTTCAACAAGCTGTTCGGAGCTCATTTCGAGGCTAAAAATAGCCGTAGGGACGTTATTTAAGATAGCTAAGTGATAAACACTTGAAAGCATCATTGCAGTCTTACCTGCACCAGGTCTTGCAGCTATAATACATAGGTCAGGTTTACACCATCCTGCTATAGTTTGGTTAAGCTCTTGGAATCCAGTATTAAATCCTAAAAGTTCTCCATTACTTGCTAAATCCCTAGCAAAGTTGATAGCCATAACTACGTCAGTTATGCTTTTCTCGTATAAATTACCATATTCTAGTAAACCTATAAGTTGACTATTTAAGTCAGAAAGTAAATCTATAGATTGACTATCATTATCTAAGCAATTATTCTCAGCTATTTTAAGTGCTTTATAGGCTTCACGCTTCTTGTACATCTCAATAACAATCTCAATATGTGAGTTGATATGGTGACTAGAGATTACGTTATCTGTTAGTTTAGATAGGTAAAAAGCTCCACCAACATCTTGAATGTCCTTATCTTGGGAAAGTTTTTGAGCTACGGTAGTTAGGTCTATAGATACATTGGTATCGTACATTTCCTTAATAGCGTTAAAGATTTTTTGGTGCTTTAGATCGTAGAATATGTCAGTTTTTAGATGACCCATAACCAATGGGATAGTTCTTTTGTCTAAAAGTAATGCCCCAAGTATGTTAGATTCAATATCTAAGGCTTTTGGTAGGTTTATAGCTATCATAGATTTTCTATTTGGTATTTAACTTTTAACCAATAATCGTTATAGCTAGGATTTGGTCCTAAAGTATAATCATATCTTTTAGTTGCTTCCAATAGTTCATCTACTGCTATTAATGCACATTGTTTAGCATCTGTTTTGCAAACTTCAAATGCCATTTTATTTACTAATTCTTCTGCTTTTTGTTTTGGTGTCATGTTATAGTTTTATTTTAGTGGTTACTCTGTTAGTAGGTACTTGATTAAATTCTTTAGGTTTAATAATTTCGTCATTAAAAGATTCATTATTTAAATATGTATCTGGATTTTTTCTATACTGTTTTTCTGGTTGTGCTTTTATGTATTCTTTAGTATGAATAATTGCTTGAGTTCTTTTTTCATCTGTTAATTTATTCCATTTTATTTCAAGCTTGGATTTATTACCTACTTTCTTGTCATATAAAATCCACCAATCCTCAAAAGATATATTGATAGATTTATTTATAGATGTATTAGTAATTGTATTACTATATGGTATAGGTGTTGCACTTTCGTTACTTCCATTTTGCATTTCTGCAATATGGATATTGCAATTATTTAAGAACGACATTTCATCTTTGAAAGCATACCAACAAGTTCTATCATACCCACTTTTGTTATAGTTTTCTCTTAATATAATACCTTGATTTACTAAAGAATCTAATATTCTTTTAATCTTATGCTCATTCCAGTAAGGGAAAATCTCACTAAAAGCCTTATAAGTATTGTAAGTCCATGTCCTATCGTTTAAATAATGCTTCCTATTAGCCTTATTCTTGGTTATCCAAAAGACTAAATTATTAATAACAATAGCCTCTTCTATGCCGTATTTTACTGCATGATCAGTGTTAAAGTGATGTTCCATCTTCTATTTGTATTCCTTTATTAATAACTATATTGACAATATTATTTCTTTGAATAACTAATTCTTCCATAGTAAGGTGTTCTGATAAAACAATTATATTTCTTAGCTCAGAATGTCTTCTAAATTTAGCCTTTTTTAATACACTTTTAATGTCCTTGTTGTTCATTGTTGTATCAAAATGGCAATCATAACAAAGAGTTTCATAACAATCATCATCATAATCCCATATCTCTATACCATATTCATAATAGTTATGATGAACATGAAGTTGTTTGTCTGATGCAGAACAACTTTTACACCTAAAATCATCTCTTTTCATGATTTCAAGTCTTTTCTTTTGCCAACGTGGGTCTTTTAGCTTTATAGCGTAACTCATAAAATAAAAATGCCCGCAGATTTGCTGGTAGGACGAGTACCAACGCCTCTTTGGGCTAATGCTTTCTTAATGCTATCTCGTCCATAGCAGCACAAATATACTATTTATCTCTAACTATCCTAAAAATCACATCTCTATCATTGTGCTTAAATCTACGCTTTAATAACGGACTAAGCGACTTCTTTATTGCGTCTTGTGTTATTCTTGTTGTCCTTGCTGCATGAGCTAAAGATTTAAACAATACTTCACTTTTATCGTCAACATAAATCATCCTCACTGGTACTGAGTTCTCTAATCCTGCAATCTCCATCATATATTCTTGAATTTACTAATTATTGTTAAGGTTAAAAATAGCACTATAGCTAGTGGAACTGAAATTACTATAAACTTTACTAATTCATAAATAAATTTTATACTTTGTTTCATGTTAATAGTTTAAATAACCACCCCAAGTCCTCGTAATTACTATCTTGGTTAAAAATATTAATATCTTGAGGTGGTCAAAGTTTTTATTTTTTTAAGCTAATCTTAAATGTTGTAGTACTAATTCTAGGAGCTGGGTGTACGA